CAGATGGAGCATAAACACCCACTATTTCCAGACAGGTAAGGTGGTCGAGTGGAGTGACGACGACCCACATAAACCGTGGGGAAAGTACGGATATATAAGGGCTGTCGGTAAGAAATCTGATCACTGCGTCCACCCACTAGAAGTCGTGAGTGTATCCCGCCCAAAATCTGGTCGGAGTGACAAATAAGCACTAAAATGCTAGGATTCAACTAATGATTAAAATACCTCATCAACTAGCAACACTAAACGACCATGATTCTGCTAATAGGACCAATAAGTTTTTGGGCGCGAAGTTAAAGCAAGAGCAGACCGAGCTAGTGTCATTGTACTGTAAGAGAGAGCCAAAGCTCACCAAGCCAGTATTCGTGGAGTTTGAATGGCACTACTCAGGTAAGCATGACCTCGACAACATCGCTTTCGCCAAGAAGTATGTATTGGATGGGCTGGTAAAAGCGGGAGTGATACCCAACGACGACCAAAAGCATGTGGTGGGATTCAACGACCAGTTTGAGAAGGTAGAGAAGGGCAAGGAAGCAGTCTACGTCAATCTAGTAGAATATGAGGAGTAGCTAGGGTCGGGGGGCGGTACTCTCTTGGTCGTGCTCGCCGCCCTCCAACTCTCGCTATTCGACCTATTGACAATAAGCATAAGCTGTGTTAGAATGTAACTACAAATTAAGGAGAACGACCAAATGAACGATTTAGTAAACCCTAAAGAATACGGCACTTCTAAGCGTCCCGTAACCCCCACCAAAGAGAAAGCCCCTCGTAAGAAGATCAGCTTCTCATGGCTATTAAAGACCTATGAATTGGTGGCGGTATTAGCCGTAGCTACACTTGTATTCGTAGCCGTCAAGCAAGACTCCCTCTACATGCAGATCATCGGGGGTATAACAGCTACCGTATTAGCTAAGATGGTATTGTTGAATTGGTACCAAGGCAAGAGTTTCTTCGCCTCCAAATGATATACTTATAAACGCTAAACAAAGGAAAGAGGAGATTTATCTCCGCCCATGCGTAAAGCATTAACAATCATAGGATTAGCTGTCTTACTACTGTCGATGATCCTATACATCAATAAAGTCAAAGATTATAAAATTGAAGAACTAATAGATCCCCCAGCCCACGCTGAGAGCATCGTAGAAGCCCCTGTGAGCGTTCCTGAGCCTGTTCCAGTACCAGAATCCACTCCAGAGCCTATCGTGCAACCTGAGCCTCCTGCGCCACAAAAACCTGTATATGCTCCTATGAGTGATAATGCCGCTAAGGATTGGATATACATGAAGGAATCATCTATGAGATTGGACGCGGTTAATAGTATTGGGGCATGCGGTTTAGGTCAAAGCCTCCCGTGTTCTAAAATGGAATCAGTATGTCCCGACTGGCGCACAAATTATGCCTGTCAGGATGCTTGGTTTACTAACTACGTGAACGCAAGGTACGGTGGTTGGTCACAAGCTCAGCAGTTCTGGATTGCCCACGGCTGGTACTAGAGCCAGTCATCGGGTACATGGAAGTCCTCTACCTCAGTATCCCTAATCGAAGCGTCAATAAATCGTTTATAGACCTCAGCCATTGGCGTAAGACTCGTTGTAGTAGTAGCCCACGGCCCGACTAATTGTAGGACTGTCTGGAATGATTCTGGATCTTGGTGACGCATATAATTGAACCACAAATTATCACGTCTGTCATAAACCGTTATGCAATCGGAGTCATCGTCTATTAAGGATAGAAAGACTCTCGCAGTATCAGGAGTAATTTGTTCTTCGTGATCCTCATCTATAAACCATGCTGTATATAACTCAGTTCCGTCCAAAGCTACGTTACCCATGAATTGTAAGAACCGTTGAGTTAGATTGACTCCTGCGACTTCAGGGTAGTATGTGTTCTGATCCCATTCTCTACGTTCAAAGTGTGCCATCAAGTGTCTCCAATTCTTCTTCTAGTGACAATGCTAATAACTGATCCAAGAGGGCATCGGTGGTCGCCATCACTCTCACTGTGCATTCTCTCCGTGTTAGATTCGGTATCTGCTCCCTCAGTTGTTCGTGAATAGACTCCCGTCTCGAATTGAAAGTTGTAGAGTCGTTCTCGTTGTTCGTACCATTCATCTCCTATTCCCTTCGTTACTTCTATTGCTGATAATCTTGCTCTGATTTGTCTATCTCTCTCCCAGTTAGTCATCGTTGTGAAACACCTTTAGATATGCTTGGAATATATCTTCAGCCGTTACGCCATTGGGTAGACCGTTTTCTTCTTCTAATTGGTGAGCCTGATGCCATAACTCCCACTGCATATCTGGTGCATAAGGTGATTCAGCTATGATCTGTTGCATAATGAATCGAGTCATACTTACCTCGAATGTCTCATCAGGTCGGGGTTGTGAGTCTGGTGTCACTACTTCTTTTTGTGTACATGTATACGGACTAGGATCGTTTCCTGCTACATCTGGACAGACCATATCAAAGCCCCTTTGGAACTCTGGTGTACCTTCAATTTGTATTCCCATCTTTGACCTCCTCATGTAATAGACCCTGTACGTTGAAGAACAGCGCACAGAGATCTTCTTTATAATCTTTTCCTAATCGGTAGTTCTTCCAGACTGCGAAGAAGTGTCGCCACATACTTTTCATATAAGCTGATTTGGGGATTCCCTTCTGCCAGTTATCAGAGTCTCGGAGTTTACCGTCAGCTTGTAATCTATTCTTGTGCATATACTGAGCAAAGGCTTCTAGTGCGATGGGTGATAGAAAACCCTCAAAATCTAATTTGTTGTCATCTGAATCTCTGGTAGCTCCTGTTTCAAACTGTCTCATTGCATCTCCCTAAACACGACCCCTAGATCGTGCCATCCCCTCATACGTGGTAGATCAGTAACATCTTGATTCCATGCTTGATCGAACATGATTGGTTGCCAGTTAGCATCTCGGTCTATAAAGGGGTTATCTTCAATAATCACTCGTCCCATTACTAAATGTTTATCCCTAGTGATAATTGCTTGTTCGGCAAAGTCGGTATCAAAGTGTTCTGCTAGCCATTCCCTCTTTTCATCTTCGGCTGTTTTAGAGGTCTTAGGAGGCGCGGAACATACTACAACGTCATAGTGTTCACGTAGTCTATTAACGGCTTGTATAGCCCCTGTAATAACATCCAGATGCCTATAAACTCCTGGTCGGTTCATTATGTCTAGGAATAACGCTCGATCTGGTGAATCATTGAACCAATAGTCTTTCGTATCAGCGTGACAGTATTTGCGTCCTGTTTCTAGTTCGGTCTGTCTGTATACCTCGCCCATGAAGTCGGCTGCGACCCCATCTAAATCAAGTAGTAATCTCACCCGTGAACTCCTCTCCTCTATAAAATGCTTTTCCGTCATGTACGTTAATTACGTCTACCTGATACTGACCGTTGCCGTAGTCCTCGATCATTGCGAAGGTGTTTTGGTGGCGACGGTTGTGATATTGAACAGGTTGGTTATGATCGTCTACTGCGGAGTGATAGCCAGGGACAGGGCCATTGTTCATACACGATGAACCGATGATGTGGTAGAACAGTCTGTCTCCCCTACGAGTAGTCATTGATACGTGTTCGTCAGTGTGGGAATGTCCCCTCACAACAGATACTTCGGGATTCTCTTGAGCTTCTTTACGTGCGGTCGCCCCTGGATTCGCTGAAGAGTGAGTACCATGCTTAAAGACGATTGGTGGGCCATATTCTTCACCGTGTATGTATTCGGCTTGTCCATAACCTGATACGAAGTCGATTCCTAAACGTCCTAGATTCGCCAAACGGTAGTAGGTCATTAGCGGATAATCATCACCAGGAACTACGAGATCGTGCAGTGCTGGTAGTCTCTCAAGTACACGCTTCTTGATGCGTACAGCATGATTTGAATCTACCTCTACATGGTGTCCGTCTGGGTTGTCTGCGGTTAATTGAGCGTAGAAGTCATGTATATATCGAAGTGATGGCCCTAGTGTCTTATGAAAGTGGTCTGAATCCGCCACAAAGTGCGTCAAGGAACTAGCATCTAAAAAGTCACCTAAGTTTACGGTAGTTTCAGGTCGGTACTTCGCGTTAAACTGCCTAATAATATCGTGCATTGCCACGTTATGAAGAGGAACTAATCGCTGTTCGTCGGTAACAGGATCTATAATTCTTCGGTAATCTACTTGACCGTCCCCGTATACCAGAATGAACTGTGAGGCACGTATAGCCTTTTTCCTGCGTGTTGGAGTGATTCGTGCAGGTTCTACTGGTTCGTACTCTGTCGGATCTCCTGAGTGGTCGTATGAGTGTAGAGTAATAACGTCCCACTGGTCGTCACCTGTACCCCTTGCAACTTCCCAAGTCGATTTTAATCTACCCTCATGGGCTTCAGGTGTTGTCTCTCGGCTTGGTGGTTTTGGCATTTCGATTTCTCCGTTAAGTAATTTTTTCTTCCAGTAACTCTTTTTGGACTTGAGTCCTCCCCTTGAATAGTCGGGGTACAGTATTTGCAGTTCTTTGATTGATAAGGTAAGTAAGTAGTACAAATGGTCGTCTACCCACTTGGGCTTAGCCATAATGACTCTCCTGTCGTTGATTGAGGAACACTTCTGTGGTATAATGTCTTACTATGCAAGGTGTATATGCTCGACCTAAACGATATTGCTCGGCAAAGGGCTGTGATCGCATCCACTATGGAAGAGGCTTTTGCCACAACCATTACAAAAAGGATGAGGCGGTTAGGTATGGACACCCGTATCTTTTTGAAAATAGGATAGATGTTCTTGATGACTACGCTGTTGTATATCTTGAGGACAGAAAAAGACGAGTTAACGGCAAGGTTTTTATAGACCTCGACGACGTTGATATGATTCGCTCTTTCAAGTGGTGTCTTAGCGACGGTGGCTATGGTATTACTAATCTTGATGGGACTATGATTCGTATGCACGCTATGATCATGGGAGGTATAGGCATTGATCATATTGACGGCAATAGGCTGAACAATAGGAAGTCGAATCTTCGCAAAGCGAGTTACCTTCAGAACAATAGACACCGTACTTCGTATAGGAACAGACACGGCTTTAAAGGTGTTATATCCAAAGGTAGTCGATTCGTTTCGCGTATAAAATATGAAGGTACTGTTATCTACTGTGGTAGTTACTTGACGGCTGAAGAAGCGGCAAATGGGTACGACCAGTACGCCATACAACTTTTCGGCGACTTTGCCCATACCAACTTTGAATACTAGGCTACTCGACATGATCGGTATCCTCTCTTTATGTGTCGCCATTCTTCAGGCATGATCTGGTAGGTTTGGCGAGTCTGTTTTTCGCGTATACACTCAATAACCCCATTCATCACCAGATAGTCGTCTAGGACTTCTATCATTAGTGAATCGTGGGGTCGTTTTGGTGCGTCGTATCTGCTGTGTAAGTTTTCTTGGCCTAAGTTATGTTCAACACCTAGCATCGGGAACACGTTAGTAATCAGGTTTCTAAACACTGAAGCATATCGTGTTTGTTCGTAGTTCTTACGCGGATAATGGCCGTGGTGGATCGTACATAATCTGCGTGTCTCAATCTGTTCTGGAGTTGGCACGGTGAACCCTAACTCCGCTGGTGGCACTATAAGACCGCTCCTGCGTGTAGGGTATCTCATGTCAGCTACCGTTTCTCACTTGTAAGTTTTTCATAGTAGTCTTTCCAATCTCCGAGGACGTTAGAGTTTCAGCTTTTCTTCATAAAGAACGTGTTCCAGACAGCCGATATACCAGCCGACAGTGAAGCAACTGCAAGAGCCTTGTATGCACTGCCTGTAGATGCAGTAGCGAGTCCAAGACTAAAGGTTGCTAAAAATGCCTGTACGAATGTTTTAAGTGCGCGTGTTGAAATATCTTTCATGTCTACTCCTTAATTAGTTACTGCTAACGCCATTGCTATAAGAGCGAATATCGCCATAGCTACAACAAAGCCGTTCATTATGTAATCTTCTTGACCGTAGTGGATCTTTGCTTTCTTTTTCATTTCACAAAGATTCCTTTGATCTTGCTTACTAACCACGCCCAACCTGTTTGATCGGTGATTGGTGTTTCAACAGTTACGATCTTTTCCTGATACTCAGTTACGATCTTCTCTACCTCTTTTACTACTTCCTTTGGTGGTTTAGCCTGTTCGTTGGCTAATGCACTCTGTAGGGCTTCTATAGCGGTTTTAGAGGCATTTCTTTGTGCGTCTATCTCTGCCTTTGCATCGAGAATAAACTTGTAGCCTGTTCGACCAGAACCACCGTGTTCCATTGCTCGACCAAGTACAATCTGGTAAGCATTTGCTTCCTCTTGTGGGGTCATAGGTACATCTCCTTTGTTAAAGTTAAATCTCATCACTCCGATTAGACCTCTCATACCCGCCCATGATCGGTAGGTCTTTTGAGCCGTTAAACGGGGATTGCCTGTTAAATTGTTGCCGACAACTTCACAACCGTTTGCGTCTACACGAGTGACCATTTCAACGTGTCCAAACCCACCGCCCCATGTAGTGCCGTATATAAGTACGTCACCGACTTGCGGTACGAGTGATGTTGAATCACCGATCTTTGTAAATCTATCTGTAGGTACGTTCCATAGGTCTTTAGCCCCTGGTACTCCGTAACCGTCTGAGTAGGGATTACGTCCTGTTAGAAATTGATAATAGAAGTTGAATAGATCAACGCATTGAGCTTGCCATTGACCGTCGAAGTCTCGATACTGTCCTACTTGAGCGTTTAGCCACGAGACTGCATCTGTTTGTGTCATTTAGAACTCCCTTACTGCTCTATGAGCTTCTATGTAAACGATTACGATTGTTCCAATACTGAGCAATCCGAATATCAAGTACTGCCAGAGCTTTCGTCGGAAGACGGTAAATGGCTTTACGGTCTCCTCTACGGCTTTTAACCGAGTATCCATACTTTCTACTTGTCTTTTGAGAGGGGACAGTTCCTCTTTGAGCATCTTTCTCATCTGCTCTGAGCTTTTGAGAACTATGTTTTCTATGAGTAGTTCGTCTTTAGTCTTGACCATATTAAATACCCGATGGAATAGCGTAAATTTCTGATGTGCCTTGAGCTGCCTGAATTGATGCTGATGCTGTCGCTCCAATCGTGTACATCACCCATGTTTGTGCCGAAGTCTGATTAACACAGTCCTCGATAGCACCAGCGTTGTTTACCTCGGCTGCCGACGGTGAAGTTATTTTAATGGCAAAGGGAGAGGCATCGTACCCAGTATTTACCGTCAAACCAGTTAGTGCGGTTGGTGATATGTTAAATGTCACCGCCGTTGTTGTTGGGTTAACTAATGAGCCATGTTGATGGCCGACTGTCCACGCCCCTACAGGAACGGTAAGTGCATAACCGCCACCCGTGAATGCGCCATAAGTTGCGTTACTCGTGGTAACGGTGTTGGTGCGTAACTTACTAGCAAGCTTCCACCTACTCTTATCCGCCGTCCATCCAAAAGGATTAGCTGTAGTTGAATAAGCAGTTGCTGAAACTCCACCAGATGTTGGGATAGTACAACCTTCAGGAAGTTGAACTGTTGCTGTAGTAGTAGATACTTTCATTACAAGAGCGTAGTCAGTAGTACCAGCAGTTACTCCAGAACCGTCTTGACCGAATGGAGAGTCAGCGTTAGTTTCAACTGCCGAGCCGTTAGCGGTTAGATCGTTAGGAGTAGTGGTGTTGAGGTCGGTTTTAACTCCGTTGAATGAATAGGCTGATGCAAGGTTAGTCTCAGAACCACTCATACCTTGAGTCATAGCAAGACGGATATTCGCTGCTGAAATAACTGCTGAATAAACAGCCGCTTGAGCTATTTTTCCAGGGAAGAAGTTTGCACCAGCGATTGCACCAACATTTAGATCACCCGATTGAGCTAGAGCGACTGCACCTGCTCCCAAGTTTGAAGTTGCTGATGGAACTAGTACACCATCTATATATAAGAGTCCACCGCTTGTCATATCCATACTTGCAGCAACATGAACCCACTTATTTAGTGGAATTGATTGGTAAGCTGTTGCTAGTTTTCCGTTACCAGCGTTCCAGCCATATATTTCAGGTTGCCCAGATGCAGTAAGCCTAAACGCCCAACCAGTAGTACCGCTGTTTCGAGATATGATACCTGCTACTGAATATGAAGTTAATTTCACCCAAGCCGAACAAGTATATGTAACCGTAAAGGTTAATTTATTAGGCGTTGTCTTAGAGTAATACTGTGTAGTCCCATTAAGTGAAGTACATTGTGTAGGTGCTGTTACTGTTCTAGTAGTTCGTAGTCTCATTCCAGGAGATAGTAGAGATGCTACTGTAGAAGCAAAGGTAACGTCATAGGAGCGGTTTCCGTTGTTGGTTACTGAGGAGACAGCAGGTAATGTACCTGAAATCCAACCACCAGCTAATGTAGTATCTAAAGTGGTTCCTGGGATAGAACTAGAAAGTAATTTGGCGCCGTTGATGTTAGCACCTGTCTTGATGTTGTTATCGTCGATGTTGCCATTAAACTCTGAGAGTATGGCATTGATTGGGGTATTGACGTCAGAAGCGTCAATTGTCTGCCCGTCTGATGGTAAGGTTGTGGATACGGTACCCATTACATTGATCCTCCTGCGTTTAGTATTGCGTCTTGTAGTGTACTGTTCTGGTCTTGGGCGCCCGCCAAATTAAGAATCTCACCAAAAGTATTCCTAAAGATAGCCAGTTTCCTTTGAACCGTAGCCTGTGAATCTCCTGCCCTAGGGAGCATCTTGGTAACGTAGTTCTTAATTTCGGCTGGGTTAGCTTGGGCACCAGTTCGGATACGAAGAAGGTTATCCATCATATCATAAGCTAAGGCATCTGAGGTACCAGTACCAGTAGCCCGTGAGATATACCCACCAACTACTGGTAGACTTCGTCCTGGAGTAGCTGACTTGGTAAGGATACTTGGATCCTGCTGTAATAGCTGTTGGTATTGGTTGAGGCTATTTAGACCGCTCTGGGCGTTTGCAAACTTCTCACTAGTAGGTTTAGTCACGTTGAGGTTGTTCGCTTTACCTTGAGCCTGTGTGACGGCTGAGAGAGCTTTATAAAGGCTTAAGTACTTATCTACGTTCTTACCACCTGTTGCTTGGAAGTCTCTCTGAATATCCTGCATCATATTTTGGGCTGGGTATAGTTCTGCCTGTTGCTGTGGCTGTTGCATCTGCTGTCCTTGTGTCATGTCCTGTCCTCCGCCCATATCTGGTGTCATTCCTAAATCGCTTAATGCTTGATCATACTGTGCTGGGTCTTCGACTGGTGGTGTAGCAGTTATACTATTGGTAATACCTCTTGCTCCAATACCTACTGCCAATTTGCTTGGAGTACTATTAATGCCTCTGCCAACCATCTCAAGCCCAGAACCAACTTTTGCTTCTGCTGATTTAACTGGTGCTAGTCCCATAATTCTATTACCTAGCCCACCAAATCTAGTATTAGCAGATGCCTTTCGTAGTAACTTGTCTGTATCTTGCAGAATGTGATACTTTCCATTTGTCTCTGCAAGTGCAGGTACTTTTGAGTTTAAGTAAGATCTAATATCTTCCTTTATGATCCTCGCTGTTGCCTCTTTTGCGGTTGCTGATCCTGTGGTTCCTTTAGCTAGACCAGCAGCATTTTTCTCTAAATCCTTAGTAAATTGCCACAAGCCTGCAAGATCTTTACTCTTTGTCATTCTATTAACCTGCTCTATAGCAAAGTTCTCAGCAGTTTTATCTAATCCACCTTGAGTTACAACCTTATCTAAAATACTATTTCCTAAAGCATTTATTTCCGTAGACGCAACGGGTACATTTGCTTTAGCATACTTAGTAGCAAGTTCTTCTCCTAGTTTTGCAAGCTTTGGTTCAAGAGCACGTTGCATAGTTTCTGGTGCACCTACCTTAATACCAGCATCCGCTAATGCCTTGACATAAGCATCACTTTGTCCAGCTCCAATCTGTGCAATGCCTTTAGCCTGTGCTCCTTGTGCTAGACCCATGCCACCAGATTTAACACTCTTACCCATGTTCTCTATAGCTCCTACTGACCTGATACCTGCCTGTTTAGCCTCAGCACCAGCAATAAGGTTTTTGCCTACATTCTTTAGGCCCTTTGTGCCTGTTGCTGCCTTACCAGCTTTGAGTAATTGGAAGCCTTCACCAGCAGCTCCAAGAGCACCAGATATTGCACCTTCTTTGAAAGCTGATTCTGCGCTACCACCTTTACCAAAGAAGTTCTGATTATCACGTATTTTATTTTCTACGCCACGACCTGCAGTGCCACCAGCAAAGCCACCTATTCCAGCACCTAATAACCCACCTATAACAGTACCTACTCCTGGGACTACAGAACCTATAGAAGCACCCAATGCAGCGCCACCCCATGCTCCACCTGCTCCACCAAGCTCAGAGATCATTGAAGACAATGTACCACCTTTGCCAGTCTGTTTTACTGGCATCTTAGCAACGGGTACGTTAGCACGACCAACATACTGGGGATTAGCCTTGAGGAAGTCCTGTACCTTAGTTGCCATGCTATTTACCGCCGAAAGTATATTTACTTGCGCTTACTGGTTGTCCAGTAATTGAATTTGTTGCTCCAACTCCAGGAGTTCCGCCGACTCTAACGGTACCCGCTGGAGCCTGTGCGCTAGTAGGTGGGTAGTAGTTGCCAGTAATGCCCATGCTCTTAAGGATATTATATTCTTCGATACTATTAACCTTGCCATCATAACGGCCATCGTCACCTGCGTAGTTAAGAGCAACCTGAGCGTTCCAGTCACCAGCATTAGCCTCATTCTGCCATTGCTGGCGGAGGGTAAGACCACTGTTGTCTTGTGCGCCCTGTACTGCTGTAACTGCTCCGCCAAATGAAGGATTGAAGCCAGCTGAACCACCACCTGAGCCAGCTCGTGCAGCCTGAGCAATCTTCTCTCGCTCTAGGTCTTGAGCTACTTCAGTGTTATAGATGTCTCGTGCGTACTTGTTCTTTTCAACGTCTATGTTACCTAGTGTTTGGGCGAGGGTTTGGTAAAGGTTGCCACGAATACCAGCATAGCGGTTCTTTAAGTTAGCTACACCAGGAAGGAAGTTTTGGCCTACGTATTGAGCCTGTTCTTTAAGAGGGATACCAGAGAAAAACATACCACGACGGTTGGCGCCTGTAGTGATTTGATCGAATGAGTCTTTTTTAGCTTGTTCGAGACCAGCCAAGTCAGCTGATTCCATTGGGTTTGTGTCTTCGAGTCCTCGTTGGTAGATACCTTGTGCACTCTGTCGTTGCGGGTTATATACGGAGTCTAGTTCGGTTAATATATCCTGTAGTGCGCGTGCGATGGCTTTATCCTGCCTTTCTTGCTAGTTGCCAGTTTCGTGTAGTTTCAGTACGGCATGTCTTACAGCCCCTTTTTCCTATAGGGGAAACGTAATCAAATTCATGCCCGTTCTTACAGTGGGTTTTATTACGCTGACTAGCACCGTACCTCAACGGATTCCTAAATGGCACACTGCGTAACACATTCTCTCGTGCAGTTACGGGCTCTAAGTGGCTTGGGTTAACGCAACGTCGGTTTCTGCATAGATGATCTAACTGCTTACCTAGTGGTACCTCACCGACAAACGCCTCGTATGTTACGACGTGCGCCTGTCTATTAGACCGAGTCCCGTCAGAACGACTGCCGACACTAATCTGTCCGTAGCCTTGATATGTGATTCTGCCCTGCCATTCCCAACAACCACGAGCCTGGTTTATCTTACTCATTATACGTTGTTTGATTGGTGTGGGTAGCTTCCCGAAGCGCGCCATGTAGTAGTCCTCTGGCCCAGTTAAGTAAATTGTAAAGTTTATTTGATAAAAACACAATAGCTAAGTAAGTAAGATATTTGCTTTGCTTTTCTTTCTCATGTATTCACGACTTCGTTTTCTACAGCACTCTCGGCAATATCTCCGATTGTCATAAAGTATTGTGTTGCCTGCAGTGAATTCATGTCCGTGTCTACAATGTGTCTTATCTCTATGATTATGGTCGCCCCTAGCTAAGTTTTCTTTTCTAGTAACTGGCTCTAAGTGATATGGGTTAACACACCGCCTATCCCTACATAGATGATCTAAATCTAAACTTCTGTCGTAATCTCCTATAAAGAATAGATACGAAAATACATGAGCCTGTACCTGCTTTGGCTTATGATTTGGGCTAAAATAAAACTTTCCATAACTTCCACCGATCCCACCTTTCCATATCCAACAACCGTCACTAATCTCTACATACTTCATATATCTAGATATATGTTCTTTGACTGTATTACTATTCATTCTTCTATTATAATGTATCAGTATCCTATGTCAATAATAGATTCTTCCAGTAATACAAGCTGATGTCGTCTGTAGCCGTACCTTGCCCTGTAATAGTGAGTGTTTGGTTTTGGGAGAGGGTAACGGATGAGTTGGTGACGGTTACTTTTTGGGTAAGAGTCGAAGTGGCGAAGAACTGTATCCAACACACTTGGGTAGTAGCACTCGTCCTTACTAGTTCAGCATTAAGCGTCCAGTCTACCGCGTTAAAAGCTTGGGCGCCTGTCGTGAATAGTTCAGTCGTACCAAACTTTAATCGGAGAGTTTTGTTATTAGCATTAGCTGCTGATTTGCCACATGCAAAGATTAGAATTGAGCTGTTAGTTTTGGCGAGCGTTCCTATACTGATAGTGGTCGAGGCTAATGTAGTTTCAGCTCCCGCCGTATTGCCTATAGGTCCACTATCTGTACCGATACGATATGGGGCTAGTGAGAGCTGTCCATCTAGTCGAGTAAAGGTGTTTAGTAGTTCAGTCCTCAGCTGGCCTGATTCAGTATTGACGTTGATGTTGGGCGTGAGAGCCCTAAACCCTGCCATCTATTCTGTCCTTCTTACACGTATCTGGAGTAGATAGCTAAGTAGCTCGACTGGTGTGTCTACACCCGAATGTTCAAATCTGATCTGGTGCCAGTATGCCTCAGTACCGCGCATAATTGTTGGTGAGGATACAGTAGCACTGCCCCATGTAGTGCCGTCTGCCCATAGTGAACCATCACCCCACGTTGCTCCTGATGCCTGAGCCGCGACAACGTAGGCTATAGGGGTGGTATTCCGTTGGTCGATGTCTATCATTACGTCTAGGTTATACGGCTGGGTTTGGAGACGGATAGATGGCACGAGACGGCGGAGAAGTATCTTGTGAATACCGTCACCGAAGTACTTAGTCCAATACTTGAAGTCGATTGGTTTACCAAGATCAGAGTAGGCTTGTTCAGCATAGAACAATTGCCCGACCAGTGATGAGCCTTCTACCAAAGTATTATCTTCTAATAAGAATGGTCGGTAGATGTACGTCCCGCTATCCCTGAGCCAGAACTGGTTGAGAGAATCCCACATCACACAGCTATCTGCTACACTCGATGTCAGGCTAGGATAGTAAAGTCGGTAGTAATTATTGTGAACTATAGCTGAGGCCTTAGTCTTGTCGTTCATTGAGTCTATTTCAGTCTGGATCATATCTGACATTAGTTCGTCAGCCGAACCGTTATACCTATAAACACCATCATCAGAGAGATAGTAGACATAGTTAGGATCACTCTTGATAACTGATTGGTTAACCGCACCACGCTTACCAGATGATTGCCTAAGTACGAAGTTACCTGGATCATCACCATAGAGTACGTATTTAGTCTTACGAGTGAATACGAGAAGGTTGTCTTGGAATACGTGTAGTCCTACAACTGGATCACCTGATTTTGGTGCGGGGGCGTAGAAGAAGTTAGTAGATTCTGCGGTCGTATAGTCACCAAGATCAGAGTACTTAACTTTGGTTGGGTCGGTTGGGTCTACCACGAATAGACGGTTCTTATGGAAGGCTATGAACTTACCCGTACTACCGCCTGTAGTTGACCAGCCAGATAGAGTTGTAACAGTCGTGCCGTCCCAAGCCTTAGTCGAATCATACCCATTAACCCAATACACTTTATCGTCAGCTTGATCGTAATAATAATCGGTAGCGCTAGCTGATAGCCCAGTAGCAATAGAAGTCGTAACTCCTGTCAGATCAGCTACGCTATACATGGCCGTACCATGAGCAAGTACGGTCTTATTCGTTCCACTAGATGGGGTGAACCTAAACCCGCCCAATTGCTTAGATGCCGTAGAGACGTAAGCCTTGAAGTTGAGTCCAACTGAAGTTGTTGACCAAGTACCGCCTGAGTTGGTCGAGGTCTTAGCTGTTGTGACTGTTGTCGTTGTAGACCACATCCAGTTGCCCGATCCACCCTCTTGCTGATAGCAGACTATCCAGTAAGACGTCCCTGAAGCGATTACGGGGGCTTCTATGAAGCGAGCCTCCTCATAGGCGTAACTTGTTGTGGTATTACCCAAAAGCACGCTAGACGTAGCGAGGAGCGTTCCTGGGTTACCTGATGAATCAGAGTATATAGCACAGATAAGGTGCTGTGTTGGAGTAGTTCCCTGTTTGATATTGACTTCTACTTTCGTTAAGCGTCCACTTACACCAGCAGTAAACTTCATTCCCGCCCAAGCCGTCTCAGTAATTGATTGGTCAGAAGCACCCGTTACTGAGGTCTGTTGCTGATCTAGCGCCTCACCAAGAGGGATAGTATAAAAGCCTGGTCCTTTTCTCGTTCCGACGGCAATACGTCTATCGGTACTGTTACGAGCGTACAGGCGAACATTGTAGTAATACGGTGATACACCGTTCTTGAGTTGGGTATATGGTGCAGTCGTGTCGAGCCCCTGAAAAGCGTCTACAAGTATATCCTTAGCTTTCCTGCCAATGGGCGCTGCTGGGTTACGCCTTACTTTCATTATCTTATCCTTGAGATTGATTGCCTAGCACCAGGTATAACAAACTGAGCATCTACCTGACGAGTAGAGTAACGAGTAAGGAACGCTTCGAGTAAGTCGCCGTAGCGTGTCTGGAACTGTCCTGCGTAGTCGAAGTCTTCCTTCTGTTCATAGATACGCATTTTGGCACCAAGTATAAGTAGTTCCTCGAATGTCTGTGGCATTGTAGGAACATCAGCATCAGCCGTCATTAGAGTCACATTCTTTATATAGTCTATGCGTACTGTATGATCTTGGTCGGCGTTAGTTGAGAACTCAACTCCCGTCCAGAACGTCCAAAACTTTAGTGGGTTAGTTTGATCTATAACAGGGAAGTTCTTACGAAACTCTTTAGGAGACACAAAGCACTCTGACAAGTCCGTAGCGTAGGCTGTTGGCGCTGTTATGTATAGCGCCGTTATTTTCTGCAAGTCAGTTGGTAGCGCCGACGCCAAAACATTAGTACCTGTCGTTACGCTGTTATCCTGATAACTTGAGTTCAGGGTGATCTCAAAAGTATTAAAGATAGACTGTTCTGTATAGTTGAGTGCATCTCCCGTAATAGATGAGTCAATACTTGCATCACCGATTTGGGTGAGTAGCTTGTTCTTTAGATCGCCGTATGTATATGCCATTGAATAGTCCTACGGCCCAGTTAAATATATACTACCATATTTATAATTCCATATATAGCTTAGATCCAATCCTTGTAGCGAACCTACCATCTTCTAGCTGTATATAGTTAGTAGAGTTGCCATTTACTCGTCTTACTAACCTACCGTCTGCCAGCATTATCGTTGCCACTCTAGTTACACCTCCACTAACTGATACCGTAGGATTAAACATAGTTAGTGTAAGTGCGCCCGTATCTGGAGTGACTGCTACATTGCCACCCGCTGATACTGACGGTGCGAATGTCGTAAGGGTAAGCGACGCGGTGCTTGGGGTTACTTGTTTGTTGTCTGAAGCCGTGACAGTAATATCGAACACTGATAGTAGCATTGACGCTACGCCAGGAGTTAGCACAGTCCCCGAACTCGTAGTAACAGTAGGAGCGAATGTTGTTAATGTGAGACTTGCTGTACTTGGAGTAGCTGATTTGTTGTCTGATGCTGTAACTGTTGGTGCGAACAGACTAGTTGTTAGTGTCGCTGTTGACGGTATAAGAATCGTGTTTATCCGTACTGTTGGAGCGAGTGGCGTAAGAGTAAGACTGGCAACTCCTGGGGTAACTGTCTGGTTATTGGTAGCCGTTACTGTTGGAGCGAATGTAGATAGGGTAAGTGTAGCCGTAGATGGTGTTACTGTCGTGTTTGATCCGCCACCTCCCGCAGTTTCCCCAAAGCCTTCATCAAACCAACCACTAGGAGTTAGATTGGTATCGAACCAACCCTTTACATCGTATGTTTCATCGTAGACGTATTTGAGTGCCACATTAACGCTCCATTACGGTAAGTTCACCGCTAAAGAATGTCGCCGTTGTAGCAGATGCTAAATGACAATGTAATATACATGAGCCATTGTAAATACGAACACCTGGAGGCGGTAGTGTACGGGTAGCAGATATATTGACGATTGTCGTACCAATGGTCGCAACATCCCTAGTGATCATCATCGATATAGAGCCTGTAACTAAAGAAGTTCCGAGTGTAACAGATTGAATCGACTGCACACCTTTATCTCCTGCTTGCAGGTTGAACCATATCAAAGTTCCTATAACAGGAGTTGCAGGGATTTGTGAACCTACGATTGCAGAAAGTGTAGCCGTGCGACCAGCCGTACCTGCTGAGTTCGTATATGAAACAGTGGTGTTAGATATGACTGCTGCGTTTGTGGCGGCTGCTGTGAATAACATGGCTATCATACAACCTTCGCCGTTCGTAGTTCCGTTTATGTCTCTAGCTGGAAGTGCTGAAGCCATCGTCACTGTCTGCGCTGTTGTCGTTGTAACGACAAGCCCCGTATTCACCCACAACACATCAAAGAATAGGTTTTGATGAGCAACGCTTGTACCCATGACTACCTCGGTAACATAGTTAAGCCCCGTAGACGGATTGGCTATTGTCAAGCACCCGTTATCTGCTGTCGTTGTACCGTCGGTGTTTCTTCCGTTTACTCCAGGTGTACCAACTGCCCAAGCACCAGGAAATCCTGCGTCCTTAGATGTACAGTACCAGTAGCCTATGGCATCTGCACCTGTAGAGGTTTTCATAAACGTAATTGAGCGACCATTATACTCACCTGCACCTGTTGGTGGGTATTCTGCCCCGTTAGCATCACGGTGCCTCCAACCACCATCTTCGTTGAAGGTCATATTCTCACCAGGCAATAGGTTAAACTGCATCAACTCTACTGCGTTTGTTCCATCGAAGTGTTCTACACCAACTGAACAAGTAGTACCAGACGAGTTGTTGGTAATATATAGTCCCTTAACATTACGTTGAGTTGAAGCGCCAGGAGAAGCTACGATAGTTGTCGTTGCTGCCGTAGTAATACGGGTATTCGTTCTGCCTGGAGTGATAGTTCCCGAAGCGTTGTCTACCCATGAAGCGTGTACTTCGATAGTAGAAGTAGCTGTTCCTGTAGTGAGTCTAATTATGTCTGATGTTGAGCTTAAAATTAACATAAGACTCCTAAGCTAGCGTAAAGATTCCGCTTGCATTTATGGTTAATGTGAGCGTGTTACCTGTCGTTACAGTTACATCCGCAGGTGTTGAATCTAGCAAGCAATAACAAATGACGTTACCGCCTACTTCGTACAAAACTGCATAACGAGCGACTATAGAGCCACCAGAAGCCGTCCATACTGCGGGATCAGTCGTATCAAATGTCACCGTAGATGTACCTGAACGTGACAACGTTACTGAGTTACCGCCCGTTGTATAACCGTTGGCGTTGGCGTGTTCGTTAGTTAGACCTGCGTAGGTCGTAGAGCCTGAACCAATGTTAGATGTTGATAAAAATAGAGCGATCTTATACGAATCTGCGTCTAAGAACGTCCCAGTGGTGAGACTGGTCTTTGCTGCGTTTGGGAATGTCCATGTTCCTGCTGCCATTTTAGCTCCTTGTTATGCTTGTTACATTATTACTTGCGTCATAGGTATAGGTTAGTGTTCTTACAGTAGTACCGCTAGACCCACCGCGCTTGTACACGATAGTCTGGTAGTTTCCATTCCCATCAGCATTGCTCATGCCTACATAGTCATAAGATACCCCGCCCAATAAACCACCTATTGGTAGGGCACTATCACTATCTAGTATGACTTGGGTAGCTTTACCTGTAGTTGAGTCTTTGAACGGTAGTATATAGTTTGGGCTCGGAAATGTAAGGTTATTTATCGTATCTTTGACAGCTTTAAGACCAGCCATAAGGTTGCTTGTATCAAAGACTGGAGTTTGTATACTATCTACCGATTTCTTTACAGCCTCCATTGCCTTTACTAGGGGCTTAAGATCTACCTCTTTTTCGTTGACTATGACATCTGCTGGCTTAACATCTATCTTTGGATCGAACGTCATATTCGATGTGATTTGAGATACAGCGTTTACTACTTCATCAAAGTAAGGTTTTAAGTCTTCTAGGTTAGTAACATCTACGCTTTCAATTGGCTCTGGAGCTTCTGGTAGCTCTGGTGCCTCTGGAAACTCAGTTGGTAACTTACTAATGGCGTCACGGACTTCATTGAGTACCGCTACGAGTGGTGCTATGTCTTGGGGGCGTAGATCATTCTTTAGACCTTCTACGGCACTCACGACAGCTTGTATGTCTGATGGCTTAGCTAGATCATTGACTATATTAACGTCTTTAGTATGCTTTTCGGCGGCTACTATTGTCTGTGATATATCTAAGGCAGATTGTGATACCGCGTCTAAGAGACGCTGTTTCTCTGCGGCGTCTTTTTGTTTCTCATTAAATCGGTCTATCTGTTCCTGGTCCACTGTAATCCTAACAAGCCCAATTGATTAGAATATAGCACATTATGACCATAGATGTATACGGCTATGGAATGTTTCTGAGTCTTCATTAAACTTAGCATCATTTTTTGCATAGGTAGCGTCATGCTCGAACTCTCCAAGCCATTTGAAACTATGGTGTTGGTGGTGGATACATGGTAGTTCGCATTTCGCCCAAGCACTCCTAGCTTTGGCCGTACCAGTTAGTTCATCATCTACATAATTATGATGGTATGGATAAAGTACTCGATTCGGCATATCTACTACTCCAGATTGTTCTTCAATGTAGCTTCGGCGGATAAATGAGATAGTCGAGTACCTTGTATTGGGGTTACCGTCGTGTACACCAAGCACGCCTATCCATGGGCTGTTCTCCATCATCTTCATAGGTTCTACGTTCCATCCATCTAAGAATAGGAAGTCGTCATTGCCCCAAAAAAAGATCGGCTCGTCAGTAGCTTCGTAGATAGATTGGAGGGCATCTGAGTAGCAAGGCTTGCCCGTGTTAAATATAACGGTTGCCCCCGTGTCTTTGGCGGCGAGGATAGATTCTCGATCATTTTCTTCAACGCACCAGTATAAGTTCCATTCCCCCTTGGTGGTGGTTTTGATGTTATCGTACACCGCCTGGAGCTTATGAGGTCTCCCGTAAGTAGGGATGTATATTCCAAGCTTCATCGTACAATCTTAAGTTCTGGCAATGGTACTACTAGTGCGCCACCGCCTGCTCGGTAGTCTAATTCTCGCTCGATGATCTCATCTGCGAAGAACCAAGGTCCTACAATCATGTAGTCTGGCTTACGTTTACGAGCATCTTCTTCACTGATAATAGGCATACCAACCGCGTTAAAGTATTTACCAACCTTCTCAGGATTACGCTCTATAGCATAAGGTACATCCTTCTCGGTGATACCTGCTGCTTGCCAAATAGTTGCTCCACGTGTCGAGGCAGCAAGTATAGCGACAACCTTACCCTCAGCATTAGCATCATCTACAAACTTCTTTAGTTTGTTTAAGTTATCCCAAACGTCTTTAGCAAATCGTTCGTATGGTTCCATAGTGCTTAGACCGTAGTCTAATTCTATGGCTCTCTGACGCTCTACAGAGTCTTGTACTGCATGTTTGCCTTTGTGGGCTACGATTGTACGGATACTACCACCATTCACCATACTTGTGCTCAAATCTATGACTTCTAGGCCGTGTCGTTCTAGGAGTGGTTCGAGGCTGAGGAGTGTGTAGTATTCGAGGTGTTCGTGGCAGAAGTTGTCTACTGCATTGAGTTGCATAGTAGGTAAGAGGTAGTTCTGTTGGATGATCCAGATACCATCTTTATTGAGAGTTTTGGCGACGTCTGATACAAACGTATTGGGGTCGTCCATGTCGTAAAAGCATGAGATAGAGGTGATGACGTCAAATCTCTCACTGTCCATGAGTTCTCGCTTGAAGAAGTCGTTAACAATCTTGTTAGCGTATTGCTCAGCTAGTACACAGTATTTAGAAATTGGGTCTACGCCTACTCTACGGAGGTGCTTAGGAACATAACTCAGAAGTGTCCCGTCGTTACTGGCTATATCGAGCCAAGACTCTACATCTGGTTTGTGAGCAATACCATCCTCTACGATACTCTTTAGATCATCTTTAATGCTGTTTGATACACCCGACTTAAAGCCGTAATTTTCGTGATACATCACATGGCTTGGAGTGGTGTCTCTGAGTTGGACTAGATGACATGATTCACAGATAACCGCTACGATTGGATAAGCTGGTGTCTTTTCATCAGTCTCTCTAAAATCTGAGGTGTATTGAACACCCAAGTCCATAAACTCTTTTATCTCTCCGTTACAACTCCTGCACTGTTTGATCGTTCTCATCTAATCCCTCTCTTTTCATGTTATATATTGTGTCCTGTAATGTTGCTTGCCAGCTAGTTCTTGTTTTCCCATCTATGTCGCCCTGTCTGCACTGGAGCATGTAGGCTAGTGAGTGTATCGAGAAATCCTCTAAGTTCCCCCCGTACATCTCTTTCCACTGGTTATAGCTAAGTCTTGGGACAAGAGCAAGCTCGAATCTTCCCTCATTCATTTATTCCTCCAGTAATCGAGAACGTCATGGAGCGTTCGTTCGATGTTATATTCTGGCTTCCATCCAGCCTCCTTGAGCTTGCTACTAGTCTCATAGCGTGTCTTATCTGGAGCGTATTGGCGGACTAAAGACGTATTAGTTGATGTGACTATTGGCTCTTTGGCTTGGGCGACAAGCCTATCGAGGAGTGTCTTCATTTCGTATGTTTCGTCTGAGGCTATGTTGTAGACGTAGGGCTCCATGTCTATCGCAAGTCGGTAGGCCTTAACCACATCACGGACGTCTAAGTAGCTCTTAAAGCTCGATAGATCACCATGCTCTAAGACTTCCTGCTCGCCACGTTCGATAGCCACGATCTGCTTAGCAAATGAAGTTAGGGCGAATGGACCATCTTGACCTGGACCTGTATGGTTAGTCGTTCGGGTAACTACAATGTGCATACCGTGTATTGCGGCGTATATAGCTCCTAGTTGTTCCATGGCTAGCTTAGACACGCCGTATGGTGTTCGTGGCTGGACAGGACTGGCAGTATTAAGTGGCGTATCGTCTAGTGCTGGAGTATATACTTCGGTACTTGAAGCTAGGAGTATGTTGCTCGTTAGTTCTAATTTACGGGCTACTTCTAGCAAATGAACGCTTCCTAATACATTAACGTCCATGCACTGTACTGGGTCTTGGAAAGATTGAGGAACTGACGTAACGGCTGCCAGATGGTAGATATAGTTAGGGCGTTCTTTGGCTAACACTGCCTCTAGCTTCGGGCTACAAATGTCGTTGTTGTCTACTAGGTCGTAGATAATGACTTCTTGACCCTCAGACTCAAGTAACTCTTTAAGATGTTGACCGACGAATCCAGCCCCACCTGTGATAAATGATTTCATTCTAGTCCCTCCAAAAACGCTACATGCTCGTCATACCCACGGTCATACATTGTCTTCTTATAATAATCTTTATGTTCATGCCAGTTGTCTTTGGTGGCGAATGTCCTACAGAGCCCGTCAGTCATGTGGCCGTGTAGGTAGCCTAGGTTTCTAATAGAGTTGCTTAGGCGAGAATCCTCTTGTAACTTAGATCGACTGCCTTCCCACGGCGTCTCGTCGTATCTCACACCCTTATCCCATATCTCTCTGCGGATGATACAAGGACCACCGACACATCCAGGCCAGGGGTTAATAGTTACACCATTGATAGCCATCTCACGTAGTTTAGCCCGTGGGTCTTGGATAGCATCATCGTCTATTCCCAGTTGTCCAAGATTTGGTATACGGTCAAAGTAGTCTTGGGCGGCGGTATCCCAGCCTTTGCCCAGCGACATATCGTTGTCCAGTCTCATAAGATGGGTAGCTTCGGGATACTCTTTGAGTGCTTCTTCCCACGCTATATTTGTCGCCTTGCCTGGATAGTAGTTATCTGGGTTAAGAATAACTTTGTCGGCTTTGTTTCGCTCGACTAATCCGCTTAGATACTCCTGAGTACCATCAGTTGAGTTGTTATCTACTACTACGAGGTAGTAAGGAACCTCTATTGTGTCCCACAAGTCACGTAGAGTTCGTTTAGTGTAGTCTAGGCGGTTGTAGGTTACGAGACTAACGAGCAGCTTCATATTCGCTCCAATCTATTACTATTTGTCTATTAGGCATCTCTTTGGCTAGACCCTTAGCTATAAGTTTGTCGCCGTGAGATTGCGTTACGTTCATTGGTCCCTCGTCAGTTAACACAGTAATCAAGTTACCTGTCTTTTCTTCAGGCCAACTTTTAATCTGGTTAAGGAGTTCGTCCTCTTTAATATCCGACCAGATCTCTATGTTGTGGGCGCCATTGTTTGATCCAGCTTTACCGAGCGAGATTAGCTTGCGTTGGGAAAGGGTCGTCTTGATAGCGTGGATTGGGATGTTTAGCTTCATCAAGTCCATACAGAACGTAATGTCGTGTAGACCATAGCCATCGGTCTTTACATGATGAGATGTCATCTTAATGAACTTGCCATAGTTCTTCATATTCCAACGTATGTCAGTGCGAAAGATAGGACGTTTAAGCTCGTCAAAGACTTCTCGTTTAACAAGTAAACACCCCGTACCACAGAAGATAATCCGCCCGTTTACCGTAAATACAGAACCTCGCCCGTCTTTGTTTACAGGGTAGTCAGCTGTTACTACGGCTTTGTCGCCAAGGGTCATAGACCATAGCGTTGTGTCGTTAAGTACCATGTCGTCTTCTACAAACCAGATGTGAGTTATAGACTTATCAGCTAGGGCTTCTTCTAGTGGTTCGTTAAAACACTCAGGGATTGGGCGTTTGTGTGAGAAATATATCTTATGTGGTACTTTTTTTAGATTATTGAGTATCTCCTCGGCCGTTCTGGAGAAGATTAACCCCCTGGATGGTAAGATTACGCCTATTTTCATCATAATACCGTATCGTACTTTCTGCCGTCATTAAGGTATGGCTGATCATTTTCGTCGTAGGATATGAATGGTGGTTTATGCTCCCATATCTTGACGTTCTTAATGCGATTCAGCGCTCCCCTAAATAGATCGGCGTTCTCAGGAGTAATCATCCCACTAACTAAGTCACGCCCAACTTCTGTTAGTTCATATATCTCATGGGCTCCCTTATTGGTGTGGGGCTCTCCGAGTGCCTTTAACTTACGTTGTCCAGCTGTTCTAGTAAGTGGTTTAACTGGTAAGCCAGCAGAGTAGAGGACTAATCCAAAGCGTAGATCGTGGAGACCGTAGTACACCTTGTCGAGCTTGCGAGGCCAGAAGTGAATCGTGTCTTTGTCTATAAACGGATCGAACGTCATATTAGTGCGCCAGATTGGTTTCTCCATGTTCTCTAGGATTTGGCGGGCGACTAAAAGAAAACCTGTTCCCGTCCAGAACGCATAGCCGTTTGGATCGTGGAGACAGGTCGAGTCGCCGTTTTGCTGGAATGGATAGTCTAAGGCTACGAGCGGGTAGCCCTCGTCAAACATCTCTTGAAGAATCCCTTTGGGGAGTATCATGTCGTCTTCGCAGAATAACAGGGCGAATACATCAGGATCAGCTAATGCACGCTCTGTGGGCTCATTAAAGCACTCAGGAAGCGATTTCTCATGTGCCCAGTATATTTCATGCGGAATGCCCTCAAGCTCTCTCAGAAGCTCTTGTAGCGTCTCAGAGAACATAAGTCCACGCGAAGGTACTATGACGGCTAGCTTTTCCACGTTATTTCTTAGGTGTTAGTTCTGGATATTCTTTTTTGAGTTCTTCGATCATTACAAGTAGCATTTTTAATGCACCCGTGAATTGCTGGACCTGGTTAACATGATCGGACATATTCTGGAAACCTTTGTTTTTGAGAGTTTCGTTAGACGACTCAGTGAGGCGAGTAGCGTGGATCATGTCTACTCTAGCTCGCCACATAGCGTGCTGTATTTCCTGAAACTGGGTCTCTAGGAATGATAGCTTCATCATCGGTGAGACGTCTATAGCCTCTGTTATTTCATATTTCCGAATCGTGTCTTTATCTATTGCTAGTGGTGATTTCATGGTGTCCTTCCGTAGCTTTTTTTAATACAACTATACTTTATTACTTTAGTACTTTAACAAACAAAAAAGGAGCTGTAAAGCTCCTTTAATGTTAAGAGGTGAGTCTCTTAGTGCTTTAGGACAAAGCCGAAGCCTGTGCGTAGTGTAGTTACACCGTAGAGAACGTCTACAGTTACTAACCAGCCTAGGTGTTCCTGCTTGTACTGAGCCTGGGTACGTGGGCTTACCTGCATAGCAATAGCTGCTGCTTCTTTGTGGAAGAACAAGCTAGAGTATTCGTCAGTAGCCGTGTCTAGGTAGACAAGGTTCTGTGACATGTAAACAGTTGAGCCGTAGATTGTACCGAGCTTACCATTCTTGATAGCTTCACCAGTACCGAGAGCGTCGTAACGAACGAACTTGTCGATTGCAAGTAGTTCTGCCTCACCTTTAGGGTGAACAACGATTGAGCGATCAGTGCGTGGAGCTTTGTTTTCGCTAAGGTAGCGGTTAACAGTCAAGATCAGGTTGTCGTTAAGAGCTGTACCGTATGCACCGTAACCAGTGAACGAAGCAGTCATAACCTTAGCAATATCTGAGTCAACTTTTTCTGCGATAGCGTAAGCAGCAGCTTGCGTGTAATCGCTACGAGTTGAGTAGTTGCTTTGTGCGGCAAGAATATCCTCGACGAGGAATGAGCTTTCGTAGTGGCGGTTAATAGTGATAGTGGTCTTTGTCTCAGTGTTGTAGTTAAGAGTAACGACTGTGTTCTGAGCCTTGAGGCTAGCAGTGATAGCAGATACGTTAGGGATTTCTACAGTCTGACCTGAGCTTTTTACATCAGCATCGTAGTGCTTGATGAGGGGCAATAGAACCAAGTTGCTCTTTACGAACATCAAGACTTCTTTTGACCATACGTTGGGACGGAATACGTTACCAGCGGTTGTACCGACGTTCACGTTTCCAGAGTTAAATGCACCAGTTGTCATGGATTTATTTCCTTGGGGTTAAGTTAATTACCCGACATAGCCTTGCTAATTGCATCGTGGTTCTTTTCAAACCATGCTTGATCATTCTTATCGACTAGGTCATAGACGTTTTGAGGCGTAATGACACTATCCGATGCGTAGATAGCGGTATTCGATGCGCTCGCTTGAGGTGGTACGGCGGATTGTTTCTGGGCGAGATTTTCTAATGCTTGACGTCCACCTTCGGTCCTGATTTTAGAAACAAATTCAGGGTCTCTGTATAGATGTGCTGCTACATCGTCCATATCCGTAAGGTATGGTCGTTCAGCGGCTATCTGCATGAGATTCTGTCTGTATTCCTTCATCTCAGGGTTAGCATCAAACCAGTCTCGTACATAGAGTTTAACCTCAGAGTCATTCTGGCGTTGGATCACAGCATCTATAGCTGGATCGGCGGCGCCTTCTAGGAGTTCTGGTGGTTGTACTTTAGGTTTAGCCTGTTGTGCTTCGTGGAAGCGACGGTCATTCTCTAATTGAAGTTTAGCGAGTTTGATCTCGTTTGGGTTTTCAGGGTTTAATTCTAAGCCCTTCTTTTTAGCCCATTCAATTATTTCTGCGTCCGTCTCTGTTGCTTGTGTCTCGGTTTCTTTTGATCCCTCAACGGCTTGCTCCTGAGTTTCCTCAGTTGCTGTTTCGTCTTGCGTTGCTGATGCGGCGTTCGGTTCAGTGGTGGTTTGAACTTGGTTTACAGGCACCATTGTAGGTGTTCCGCTCTCGTCAGTTGTTATAACCATTGCACCGTCGTCTGCTCCCGCTTCGTTGGTATTCGGTTGTGCAGCCAATACTGCGCCATCCTCAGAAGTTGTGGTATCCATCATATCTCCTTGTTAAAGTATGCCCATAGGCGAAGGGAGGAGGTTATGGGCCTTAATCCCTCTCCCCTTCATCTTTGATCACACTCGATAAGAACATTAAATGTTCTATAGACTTTATAACACCCGCCGATTCTTTTAGCAAGCCAAAAGCGGCGTCCGATGTTTTAGCGTTTTGGGCGTCCCTGAGAATGGTATCGTGTAGATCTTCTTTCAGGGACCGTATCAACTCCTTGCCAAGCGCCGAATTGAATAGACTATTAAACTCGTTGGACCAATCTGGCTTATCCAAGTGTTGGTACCCCCGCTGGCTGTTCTTGAGCTGGTGCCATAGCAGGTTCCATACCAGCTGGTGAACCTTCGCTCGGTAGTGCTGTTTCCATGCCCTTTACTTGGTCGGCCATTTGAGTAGCGGCTAGTGACTCCATAGCACCTTCATGGGTTACTGATGGTTCGTAACCAGCTGCCTTCTCCATTTGCATCTTAATGTCAGGTGGGGCGTCCTTATAGTTAAGGAGTTCTTTAGGATCTGAGTTGTTCTTTGAATCACCTTGTTTAGCTGCCTCAGCAAGTTTTTCAGGCGATACGATGAGGGGGTCTACCTCGTCAGGTTCAAGGTCAAACCCGCGTTGAAGTACGAGACGGGTAAGCTGATGCTGGTCTACAAACGGACTACCGAGGAGGGCGGTATATAGTTCCTTGACGTTACGCATCGTACGGAGGCGGTCATTGTCTATCGTACTCTTTAGTTTGACTCTTGGTTCGTAATCACCATCAAACTGCTGAGGATCAAATAATTGCCAGTCTACACCATTCTTACCAATAACTCGCATCATAGTAGGTGCGGTAACGTACATCTTCATCATCTGGAATACTAATTTAGCGAGACGATAGTAGCCACCGTTCTCCATCTCGGAGATAACAAGGCCAAACCTCTTACCAGCTGAAGCGACCTGAGCTTTGATTTCGGTAGCAGTAGTTTCACCTTGGGCGCCAACACCTTTAAGTACTTGATCGACAGCTGTGGCTTCACGCATTTCGTTCTTAATGTTGGTTCGCTCGTTGAATACAGCGGAAGGAATGACTGGTTTCTGGACGGCTTGAAGACTTCCAGGCTTGAATGGATATACTGCGCCAGTGACGTTCTTAACCTTGTCGAGATACGCCTGATACTGTGGATCAAGCTCCATAAGTGGATCAAGCGCCCATGATGCTGCGTCGATATTCTGGTTTGTGAGGTCGTTTAAGAGTTCCTGGGGTTTAGCAATAGGTTGGAGGGCCGATCGTCCATATATTTGGCTCTCAGTAGCCGAAGCAGCATCAAGGATGTATGGATACATGCCAGTTGGGTTCTTAACACCTAAGAATTGCTGGCGTTGCTTGTAGAAGTTGTCTGATTCGTAGATTATTTGGGAGCGATTCGCGACGTAGTAGACCTTATCGAGGGTCCAGTAGCAAATAACTTCGATTTGGTCGGAGATCGAGTCGTCAGAGACCGTTGAGCCCATGAACATGTCTTGTTCCTGCTTCTCAGTTTGCTCACCATCAGCTACTCCGCCCTCAATCTTGTCGAGGTTCTTGTACTTAGGGACTAATTCGCCCGTCTCAGGGTCAATAATCTGCTCGGTAGCTAGTTTAGCCTTAGAAGCGAGGAAGCGGTGTCCCATATACCCAGCATCTTGGTAGTTAACGGCGGTGATAGTTGGGTCAATAAAGAAGTCTCGGAGGGCAATGTTTTGGATTACAGGGTGGTCGATGTTCCAGTAGATGAACATAACACCAGTTCCGTAGAGGAAGTAGTTGCGGTTGTGGATTACGAGCTTGTTGGTCCAGTTATCGACGTCCCAGTAGAACGAGAACATGCCATTTAGGACTTCAGTATTGGCGTTTTGCTCATATTTAGTAGGTACATACTCGACAGCGGGCTTATCGCCAGATGTTCCAGCTACAAGTGTCTCTACAGTAGAGTAAGCCATTGGTACAAAGGTATCAGAAATGCCGTTATAGGCAACATTGATGCGTTCTGAGTTGTAAAGACGGTACATGTCCTTCCACGTTTGGTGCCAAGCTCCAGCTTGGTAGCTCCATGAGGCTCCATAATCTTTTACGATTTTGGCGACGATGTCTTCGGATTTGTCTTGCTTCTTGATTGGGGTGGTTTTTGCCATTAAAAATGTCCAATGGCCCAGTTACTTAGAATATACCATGATTTAGGTTTGACTACCACTAAAATCTTCCATACTTCATACGACGGTCTAACGCCTCTTGGGGGATAATTGGCTCGATAATCTTACCAGGGCGTTGGTTCATCAGTCCATAACGGATAGCGTCGTATAAGTGATCCTCGGCACGAGTATCAATATCCTCGGGGCGGTTAATATCGACGGGTAGATTTGGGAAAGTTCGGATAAAGTTGACGCAGTTAGAGAATACTTGGAGCCCAGGTTGTCCGTCGGGCATCGTAGCAAGTGCTTCGTGGACGGCGTTCTTACCAGCCTTACGATCATTGTTGGCTGGTTGAAAGATTAAGTCGCTTTTTTGGAAGATAGCGGCTACAGTCTCACCAGTCTCAGCAGAACCGATATGCTTCCAGAGAGAAGGGTCGGCGAGGTACATGGTTATATTCTCATCCGAGGAGTACATCTTGATCCGCTCGGCTTGTTTGGAGGCAGCTAGGGCATGCTCGTAGAACTCCCGATAGAGATAGATACGCTCGGTAGATGGTTCCTTCGCCAGCCATACACCAGCAGCAAATGAGTTATAACCCCAGTCATAAGCAAACCATTTGGTCCAGTGACGAGGGATTTCAAACGGCGTAATAACATGCCAGGGTTTACCGTCTTCGGTTTCTCGTCGCCATTCTTCAAAGGCCTGTCCAGCAAATATATCCCAGTCACCGTCGAGATAGGCTCGACGTAGGTTAGGGTCAGATAGAGAACTTAGCTGGCGGGTATAGGTATCACGGAACTTTTGGTCGGGGTGGTCGGATACTTTAGCGGGGATGAATTGACGGGTATTCCCATGAGAGTCGGTATAGATCGTTTCGGGTTGTGCAATGTCGATAAAGTAACTCTTGACCCAGCCATGGCCGACGTTCCCAGGGTTAGTCGCCGCCATTACTTTAAGAGGCTGATTACCAGCCGTACGAACACGGGTCTTAAGGAACTCGTATTCCTCCCGAGTAAGGTGAGTAAGCTCATCGACGAGGAGGAGATGGATCTCGGCGGACTGGTAGCGGTACATATCAGCGGTTGTTTCGAGGTAGGCTAGTTGGATAATCGAGCCGTTAGAGAAAGCGAATACTCGGTCTTGGGAGTTATATCGAGCCCCGTTAGCGAGATTCATATACTCAGCCATTTGCTTAAGGATCTCAGGATAGACGGATTGTTTAAGCTCGGGGATTGTTTTACGAAAGATATAAATGCGAGCCTTGGGCCATTTAAGAGCGTAGGTAATAGCCTCAGCACAGATCGCCGCTGTCTTACCTCCACCAGCTGCACCACCGTACATCGTCTCAAAAGCCTCCGAAGTGTGGAACTTGGTTTGTCTAGGAGAAGCGGTATAATCTGGGACTCTAATTTGTGTCATTTGGTTCTGCGTCTATTATAACCTTTTCTGATTCAGGACGAGGCACATCATTCGTAAACGTGATATGGATGTCGGATTGGGTCCTATCAACAAACATCCCCTTAGCCTTACCCATCAGCTCTAGGGCCTTAAGTTTGTCCTTGTTCTGGCCCGATTGGGCGACTTCCTGGAGAGCTTGGTAGATATGGTCGGGGGAGTAGTGGGTCATTCGCTTACGAGCTTCCAGGACCCATTGGGTATTCCGAGCTGGGCTAGCGAGTTGTACGGCATAGACCTTCCCAAACCCCGCCGCCAAAGCCGAGTTATACGAGTTCCCAAACGTATCCGAGTTAGGGTCGTAGTAATTCATCACATAGCGTAGTTGCTTCTTATTGAGTTTAAGAGGAGCTAGTTTAGATACATCAGGTTTGTCTAATTCGTTCATTTACAGTCCTTCCCGTTCTTCCTCAGCTTACAGAACTTTGGATGAGATCCGTGGGGGCAAAGGTTTGTTTTTAATTTGTCGGCAGTTACTACAGGTAATGACTCTAGTATAGACTGCTCAGCTGGTGTTGTGGGTATTTTAGTCTCCCCTTGGAATATATTTGATTTTTTAAAAATTGGCGGCACGATTGTCACTCCCTCATCCGACGTTCTGGGGGACCCTAGCTCGGCAGTTAAACGATAAGTAACCCCCCCACGTTCTATCAGAACGTCCTCTCCAGCTAGTGCGCTATTGAAGCTGTCTTTTAGATTGATTCTGAAGTCCCTTATATTCATGTACACTATTGTACACAAATGTACACAAATGTACACATACTTATTGTCTGGTCTATCTGTCTCCGTAATGCGAGTTTATCTCACTCCCTGGCTGACACCCCTACTCCAATTTAAGGGTTCCCTACCCCTGCCACCTCTGTTATATCTATAATTCTATGTCTGACAATATACATTGTGCGACATGGTATATTCAATATATTTGTGATGTATATGGCGTGGTGGTATATACATTGGCTGTAGAGCTTGTACGTACGTCCTACAATGATTAGTACTATATAACCTCTTATAAATAGATTAATAGCTAGGTATTTGGTGGGCGGTATGGTGTTTGGGTAGGGTATAGCTTGTCTATACAGTGTATATACGTCTATAGGGTACTTATATATAGCTTTGTGACGCATTTGGGGGCGTTTCTGTGCACGTTTGGTACAGTTATGACTATATATATGTATTAGTAAGGTAATGATTGCATACGGGGGTTTTGGGCGGGGTGTGGATAAGTATACCTATTTTAACCATACAGGGTATTGACATAATCATAGTGCGTATGCTATTATGTTAGCAGATCGAAAGTAGCACGACCAACGCACTACGGCAGATCTAGGGGTAAAGTTCAGGTAAGTGTTTCACCGTTACGCCTATATATATTTGGCGCGGTTACCTCAAAGAAACGTGTACGCCTGTTTTCTGCCCCACCTCAAGACCTATTACGATTGGCGCGCGGTAAGCGTGAACACCATAGCCACTGTATGAGTGAGTGAGATCGTAGGGCAATTTGTATCTTAA